CTTGTCTCGGATCAGTTGGGTTTCGCAGGACTGGGGCGTTTCAACGTCATCAGCAACGATGAGATCAGCACGGCTTCCAGTGATTTGACCGAAGATACCGCTTGATCGGACGCTGGGGCTTTGGTCTGGTTTTGCACCGTAGACATCAAACGCAACCTTGCTAAACCGCTGGGTGTCGCTTGGAAATAGATCTTTGACCATGAACCAGTTCCGAAGCAGGTCATGGCAAAACACACTGAACGCATCTGCACGGTCTTGAGCTGCAGAGATCACCAGCACCTTAGTGTCTGGGTTTCTCCGTAGCCTCCACAGGACGTAACCAGCTGTCAGGAAGCTTTTACCGCAGCCCCTGTACGCCATGATGATCCGCCTGTCAGGACCGTTCTGCAGGTAGTCAGCAAGTTGATACTGAACCGGTGTGGGGCTTGGTAGACGAAGGTAGTGCCAAAGGTGAGTAGCAAAAACAGGAAAACTTTCTACAGCTTCCTGGATAAGCTTTTCTGTTTGTTTATTCGGCCTTGGCATCGTGAGCCCATTTAAATACTTGGCTCAGGTTATTCTGCAGGATCAAATTCATTCTTGTTAACTCAAGCGTCATTTTCTCCAGGTCTTCCCTAGAGGCGTTTGGAATCTCTCGCCGTATTCTCTCTACCCTCAGGGATTGCTCTAAGGAGAGATTGAGATTGGGCATAGGAGGCAATTCATCCATTGTTCGATGACAAACTCACGCTCCTCACAATAGTCAGGACGGCTTTTAAACCACATTCTCCAGTTATTACTTCCTTTTTCGTGGTTACAACGGCTGCAAGCGGGAACAATGTTAGTGGCTAGATCCTCTCCCCCTTTGGTTTTGGGGTGGATGTGATCAAGAGTCAGCTTTTCACTTTTAGTGCCGCAGTAGGCACATTTACAACCGAACGCATCTTTGATTGATTGTCTCCACTGCTTGACTGCTTCTCGTCGCTGTAGCGCTTGGAGGTTAGCCATAGCTGCATCTGGCGTTAAATACACAAAACCCCCAGATGGCGAGTGAATCACCATACTGGGGGCCTTGGTTGGTACATATAGGGTTTGTGTCCCTATGCACCAATATAGCTTCTAACCTTTTTGATATCTACCTCTGGGAGTGCAGAAATCATCTCGGAGATAGCGCTAACGTCACCACCGTTAAGGGCAGTAATACCTTGGTCCTTGAGGAACTTAATAGCGTTAGCAAGGTCAGAAGCTTTTACGTCATCACGATTCAGTTGATCAATCAGTTTCGTAGCCACCAAACGGTGTAGCGAATACAGATCGTCTTCTGATGCGAGACCTTCTGTCTTATTTAGAGACTTTTTTGGAGAAGCTGCCATACAAAACACGGAACGCCTTCAACCCCAATTGTACGAGGCTGTTTTCTTTAAGTTTGGATGCACCAACCAGTTCAGACAGAACAAAAGCTAGTGACCACAATGCTGCTTGCACAGCGGGATCAGTAAAGTCCATGGAAATTAGGACGGGTTCTCAATCAAAATAGCCCACCCAGAACCTGGACCTTCTACTTCCCACCTTTTGTTCCAATTTTTCTGGCTATAAACCACCTCTTTACCTTTGCTGTGATTGGTATAGCCTCCACGGACCATATCGGCTTCACCATTAGGGTCGTGATGTATCCAAGCACCGGTTTGATACCCAATAACAACAGAGTAGTGTCCGCCCCCGCTAGGAGCCCCTACAGGGCCTTTGTGTAGCCAACCGACTACAACAGGCCTACCCGCGTCTAACTCGCGTCTGAGGAGCTCTGGGGAGCCGTTCTGAATGAATTTAGCGCGTAGTCCAAGGTACTCAAGGGTGTCAAGCTGAGCTTGGCTGTTTGTTGAGTCTCCGTAGCGCTTTCTAATCCGGTTGTATTCGTCGTCGTTCTTTACTTTGCCGTAGTACCTAGCTACCATGGCGCAGCTAGAGCTAAAGCACTCACGCCAGCCAGTACCACTTGCGTTATCAAGTTGATATTCATACGGGACTTTGAGAAGTACTCCGTGTTGATTATTAGGAAGAGTATTTTTAGGTCCTGACCGCCAAAGATCAGAAAACTTTGCCAAGATCCCTTCAGGAATATGATCCTGCAAGAAATCAAGAGCAAAGTTTTGGTGATCCTGGTTGTTGTAGTACTTAGCTACGTCACGAAGGGAAATTTCGTCCATTGATCAGGATCCGATCGAGCTTTGCATCAATATGCTGAACCTGCTGATCAATCCTGTCAATCATCGGCATCAGGTCGTCCTTTCGAACAAAATCTCGATGCACAGTAATTTCAACAGTGTCAATACGGTGGTCAAGATCTCCTAGCTTGCGAGTAGACCAAGCAAAGATACCGCCTCCCACAGAAGCAGCACCAAGAACTAGGGAAAGGACGAATGCTGGGTCCATTAGATTTTGTATTTTGGCCTACTTTTCTAGCCCGCTCTTTTAAACGAGCACCCGCAGGAGTTTGAGTAAACCTTTCCCAAGCTCGTTTAGATACTGCATCAGGTTCCTGAGGAGGATCTATTTCAATTGGACGGATCTCAAAACTAGGACTACCAGCAATTTTGGTGCCTTTGTCCTTCTTCATTCCGTAGCCGCTTTTGCTTTTCATTTCTTGGGAACGCAATTGGGAACGGGTTTACCGCCTTTCTTCTTCATACCAACCATTTCGTAACCCTTCCAGCAGGGTCCTTTCTTCTTGTCAGCCATTACTCGCCTCTCATTTTGGTGTTGTAGGTCCGACCACGCCAAGTAAATGACTTCTCGCCAGCACCCCGAGCTTTAGAAAACGCTTGGTCAAATGACTGAGCACGAGTCATACCCTCTTGAGGGTTAGGCACGTTTTGAGAGGGCTTGTAGTCGCCACGTTTCCGAGCAGCTTCAAGGGTGCCATCAGCAAGAGGACGAGCTTTACTAACTTCATAAGCCGCCGCTGCAGGGGCAAAACGACGCAAAGAGCTCATGACGTTCATCACGTTGCTAAGGATGCTCAAACCGGAACCCTGAGGGCTTCTAGCAGCTCCTGAGGGGGTCACAGTACCCGGCATATTGGCCCGAGGAAGCCGAGCCGTTTGAGTGGGACGAGAGCGACCACTAGGAGTCCTAGTACGTCCACCTCGTTGAGTAGCTCCTTGGCCTTCAGGAGCGTAGCGACCCGCGTTACTACGAGTTTGGCCTCCGCGTTTGATGGGCATCGGTTTACTTAGTTTTATAACCTTTTTTCATCTTGCCATCTTTTGAGCTGTTGTGTTTGGCAAGTTGCTGAGCTACTTCTGGTTTCTTAGCGTAGAGGTACTTACGCTGTTGTTCGGAGGCGAACGGCATGGGACCTTTAAAACTGTTCTTTACCCAGCTTATTGAATACTTTCTTAATTGGATTATTGATGAGTGGAGAACCGCAAAAACAACTGCAAATTTAAATGAAGAAATACGCAAATACAAAAAAGCGACTGAAGAGTTATACCCTCAGCCGCAAATAGAAATTAAGGAAAATGGCGTTTTTGGAGAGAAGGGTTGGTATATCGAAATCTCCAACCCAGCGTTCAGCGACCCTGACCTCGATAAGCCTTCTGACCCCGTTTAGGCTTGCTGTTCTTGCTAGACCCTTGGGTAGTCTGCTTCGGCTTAGGGGGTAGTTTGACGGGCTTACCGTTAAGAGTCTTTCTTACCACGGCACTCCAGAGGCTTTAGTAGGTGCAAGCTTCTCGTCAATCTGTGCGTCAAGAGCTGCGTCAATTTCAGTGACCTTTTCGTCACCACCAAGCTTTTCTTTGACCCAACCAATTACAGTGTTTTCGTCGAGATCGGGATACGGAATCATCGAAGCAGGATCAGGAGCTTCCAGTCCAACAGAACCATAAGCACCAGCTTGCTCACCATCCTTATAGCGAGTCACGGTGTAATGAACAGTAAAAACTGCGCCGTCCGAAACGTTGCGCTCCATACTGGCAACTTTCCAAGTAGTAAAAGGAAAGTCAATTCCGGGAGTAGTCATAGGTGAAACTTGTTTCTGAATTAGTTTAAAAGGTTTGCAACCAATTGGAAATGGCCGGTTGCCCGCCTAGTGAGTAGAACTACTAGGCAATGCCAGCATCATTTAGACGCTGCTCAAGGGTTTCGATGCGCTCCATTGCTTCCTGTAGCGCCTTGACTGCCTTCATGTAGAGCACCGAATAGTTGACGCTCTTGGTGACGGTGCCGAGGTCGTTGCCGTCTTCGTCGCGATCAGGAGATTCGCTGACAAGACCAGGGGAGACGAGTTCAACTTCTTGGGCGACAAGACCGATTTGGGTGTGGGTCTGACCTTCCTTAAGGTTGTAATTACGAACTTGGAGAGCCTTCAGGTCATCCCATTGGGAGCTTGCATCAACGATGTTCTCCTTCAGCTTGATGTCAGAGAGAGCGCCGTAGGAGTTGTTGGTGTTGACGACGTTGCCGTTTGAGTAAACAACAAAGCAATCTGTACCAGACCCAAGGCCGGTGGAACTGTGCCTACCTTTATATAGAAGATTGGTCGTGCCAGCAGAAGAGCTAGTTTCTGCGCTGATAACAATACTCCCGGTGCCGTTATAAGTAGAGCGTCCCGTACTGTCAATCCTCATCCGCTCCGTCGGGCTGCTCGCTCCGTCGGCGGTAGTGGAGAACACTAGTCTTGACGGATGATCGCCCGTACCAGCTGCGGCATCTGCAAAACAGAAAATGTGAGCAAACTCAGCAGAAGCGTTATCACTAAAGATAACGCCACCAATAAAATCATTGGCAATAATGGCAGAAGCAGCTTGACTTCTTCCAAGTGCAAACGTTGCGCCACGGGGAGTCCCGCTGCTGTTGCCGACTACCTGCAGAAGAGCATTGCCACTGTTAAAGTTTGCATAGACACTGCCGCTAAGCGCAGTAGACGTACCAACTAACAACCTGCCGGAGCTGTCGATACGGGCAGCCTCTGCGGTGTTAATCTTGGCAATGAACGGAGATGTCGCGGCGGCTGCATCGATTTCCAGTGCGCTGCCAGGCGACGTCGTGCCAATCCCTACCCTGCCATTTGCGTTAATACGCAATCGCTCCAATGGTTCCCCAGAGCCTACGTTTGTTGAAGTCTTAAATAGCAGATTAAAATCTCGGTTAGTTACTGTTGTCGCTTCAGTATCAATTACCGCTTTAATTCCAGGTCCATCTCCAGCCGATGATCCCCCATAAAACTCAATACGCCCAGTAGAGGCATTATTGCCACCACTTGCAGATGCACCGATTCGAAATACTGGTCCTGTTGTTTTACTTAAATGTAAGTCAGCTGCAGGGCTACTAGTCCCCAGACCCACCTTCCCGTCCGATGTGATGCGGAGGCGTTCGTTGCCACCAATTTCATTGCCACTGCTATTGGTTCTAAAAACAATCGGATGAGATGTAGTGGTCTGAAGGACTAATCCGCCGGTCCCAAGAACATCGGCATTTGCGGTAGCGAGAAGATCGCCGGTTACAGTTCCAGATCCACAATCAAGAGCGTACTTGGCAGTTGTTCCACCACCTCCAATGCTTTTTACACTAAAAAGAGCGGTTTGAGCTGCAGCAGTTTTTTCAACACGGACATCCCCACTCGCATCAACAAACAACCGCCCCTGACCATTAGTCGAGATGGCTACTTGGTCTGCGCCAGGAGAATAAATACCGGTGTTATTGTCAGTGGTAAAACTAAGGATTGGGGCGGCGGCAGTACCTAAGCCGTTTGCCTGTATTTGCCCGCTGGACGTGATACGCATCCGCTCCGTCGCTGCAGACGCTCCGTCCGCCGTCGTAGAAAATACGAGGCGGCCTGGGATGTCAAGATCACTAGAACTTGCACCATCGCTGAAACAACTAATTTGTGCGTAGCGGGTATCGGTAGCCCCCGACTTAAAACGAATACTGCCAATCTCGGTGTCGGCAGCAGTTGGTCGTGTGCCGCGTCTGATGTCGATGAGACCCTGCGCAGTGCTATCGCTGGACAAACCCTGCACAATGAACTTTGCCGCACTTGTGTCAGAAGACGTGCCCACCAACAACCTGCCGGAGCTGTCGATTCTGCATCGCTCATTTGCTCCCGTAAAAAACAACATTGCATTAGCACTATGCGCATATCTAATCCGACCTACATCTGTATCTGCATTATCGCCAAAAGCAAGTGTACAGTCTGATGCATTAAGGGACTTGATTTGAATTTCAGATGCGCCCGATGAATTCTCTACATCCAGCAAAGCGTCAGGACTCGTAGTGCCAATTCCGACGTTGCCTCCGTTCGGCTGAATAGTCAGGTTATATGTTGTTGCAGTTCCATCAGCTCTTTGCGCTTGGATGTAACCAAGTCCAGCAGTTGTAGCGCCTACTGCTAGACCATAGGTTTGCAAACCTACGCTATTACCGAATAATGCTGCTGGTCCAGACGATCCTGAAGAACCAGCCGCCGGTACTGAAGTTGAACCAAGCCCCACTGTTAATCCAGCGCTTGGAGCACTAGTCCCCAGACCCAACCTGCCTGTCGAGATAATAACAAGGCTGTTGGACGGTGCAGAGCCGTTAAAACTTACTGCAGGTGAACCAGGAGAACCGTTTGTTCCGTTGCCTTTGAATTGAAGTTCGCCGGTTGACGTGATGCGGAGGCGTTCGGTGCCTCCTGCATTCGCAACCAAGTCATTTCCAATTGCACGAAGTGTGACTGTATTGTCTGCCGTAGTAGTTCCGTCTTTTAGACCAAAACCACATCCTGTCGCTGTTGATTGGAAGGCAGCAACAATGGTGTCATCGACGCCATCAACAACAAAACTACGCCCAGGATTTGCAATGCCAACGCCAACCCTCCCACTCGCATCAATAAACAGCCGCCCAGTGCTATTAGTCGAGATGGCTAGTTGATCTGCGCCGGGGGAATAAATGCCAGTATTTAGGTCACCAGTAAAGGTGATCGACGGGGTAGCTTGCGCACCACCAGCGGCACTAAAAACGCCGGTAGTTTCAACCGTCTGACTGCCAAAGTCTGGGTCGATCTTTGTGCCAGCAATCGCAGCAGAAGCGTTTACTTTGGCGTTAGTTACTGCACCGTTAGCAATCTTAGTTGTGGTGACGTTACTGTCGGCAATCTTTGCAGTAGTGACTGCGTTATTAGCAATATCACCAGCAATAATGGTGCCGTCTGCGATCTTGTCAGAGGTAACAGAATCGTTAGCCAGTTTTGCAGTGGTTACAGCTGCATCATTGATTTTTGCAGTGGTTACTGCTGAGTCGTTGATTTTGGCAGTAGTAACGTTGCTGTCAGTGATCTTGGCAGTGGTTACTGCGTTGTTAGCCAGCTCTGCAGTGTCGATAGCACCGTCAGTAACAGCAATCGTGATTTGACCGCTAGCAGGGCTGTCGTCGGTGATTGTGATTGCGTTACCAGCAACAACGTTACCGGTCAAAACATCGTCAATTTTGCTGTCTACACGAGCTTCAATAGCTCCGGTAGTGGCTGCGTGAGCGTTATCAGAGACCCAAGTCTCAGTACTACCAATAAAACCACCAAGAGCCTCAAGGTCTCCAGTACCTGTGATCAAGCCACCGTAAAGGTCTGAGAACTCTTGTAGAGCAAAACGGTTTTGTTTGTCAGAGTTGTTAAGGTCTTGAGCAGTCAGCGTAGAGCCAGCAGTGAAGCTCACCGTGGCGTCTGTGATGCTGGTAGCACGGCTTAGAACAACCGTTGCACCGCTTACTGCACTGTTAAGGACAATTGCGGTCCCAGCAGCGTTGAACGTGTAGTCAGTGGTAAGCGTTTGAAGCGTACCGTTGACGGTTACAGAGATATCACTTTGACGAAGATACTCAATGGCGTTGCCATCACTATTCGTCAGAGCAAAGGTCGTACCAGATGCACTGGTGTAAGTAACAGATGCAAAAGCCATTAGCGGGTGCCTCCTGCAAGGCGGTTTTGAATAACAAGTTGTTTCATTTCTGCGGGAGCTTTGTAGCGTTGATCAGGAAGATCGCCCATTAAGAATTGCTCCTTGGCAATACTTATGAGTCTATCAACCTCTCCTTTAAGAATCACTCGTCGCATATTCTGTTCACGGTCCCAATTAGGATCTTGAACAAGACCGTAAGCAGGAGGCAAGCTACCACCCATACGGAACGGAGAATCAACAGAAGGATACTGGGTGTAGCTCTTGCTAGTTACAAGATCTTTTAAATACCCGTAAACACCTTTATAGGTTTTATCAAAAGTAGGGTCATAAAATTCAAACTCAGAATTAAGAAAATGATTAAATTGATTCAAAGTTGAAGCGTTAATACCAACCCCATCGGAGTTAAACAAAGTAGTTCTGGGAGGCGGAACTAAGTTGTAAACCATCTCCTTAGCCACAGGATCGTCTTCTAGTTTGTCCGGGAACAACCAGTAGCGACCAAGAGCAGCTTGAATGGGATACCACTTACCAGCGTGGTTAGCGTTGACTGTGGCTCCTGGTTTGCCGTACCAAAGGGCTTTACGCGAATCAGAGCGGAACTCAGGATCTTGGTTAATTGCGCTAGCTACGGCGTCAGCAATAAAACCAACAGGGCTGTACTCAGCAGCAATACCAAAGCTTCCAAAAGCTGAATCAACAATGGTGTTACCAATGTCAGCCATGTTGATGCCTTTTTCGCCTAGCTTTCCTCGTTCATAGAAACCTTTACGAGCAAACCTAGTGATTGGGCTTGCAGGTTTACGAGGATCAATACCTTGAGCAGCAACCTTACGAAGATTGAGATAAGGATCACCAACCTTGGCTACAGAATCGGAGATCAGTTTTTGCATCCGAGATACATCACCAGTACCTGCGGTAGTTAGAGCCTTTACAACGCGATCAAAACCAGCAATTGCAGGTGTTTCAAGAATGGTGTTAGCAAGAGCTGCCACGGTTAAAGCAAAAGCACCTGAAGTGTCTCGACCTGGAGCAAACTCTTGAAGATCTCGAATGTTGGCTTGGAACGCAATGGTGTTACCGATAACAGGTAGATACCGGTAAGGAAGCATCATTCCACCAATTTTCCAGGTGTAAGGATCCCGTGCCCCTTCAGTTTCCCTATAGGTGTTTTCAAGACCTGCAGTGATGTCTTGGTTTCCGTCTCGAACAAGGAACCAAGCAAGAGCGTTGACACCAGCCGAAAGAGCCAAAGCACCTTGAGCTCGAATACGAACTTTAGGATCGCTGCTTAGATACTTACTTTCAAAATCAACAATGTTTTGGCGAACTTTAGGTGGCAAGAATTTAGTAACTTCATCAGGAAGGCTTTTAGCTCCAAGACGTACTGCGTCAACAGAGGCTTGAACCATTTCACCGCCATAAGCGATCATGGCAGCCCGTTTGATGCCGTTTAAAGGCGAGGTAAGGAACGGGAACACATCACGCCCAAACGCTGCCAAAGCTGGGTTCTTGCTGTTTCTAAGGGCGTTTACAGAATCAGCAACGTTAGCCAAAGGACCAGACAGTTCTTCTGTCAGGTTTACAGCTCTGGTCAAGTTAAGAATACGTTCCTCGTTGATTGAGTAACCAATGACGTTTTGATCAAAACCAGCTCGAACTGGCTGATACATATTCGACATCTCTTTATTAAGACCTTCTGAGATTGCCGAAGCACGGTCTGCTTGTTCAATCAAACCTTCAGCAATTTTGTTATCAACATCTTTAATTACCAAAGCTCTGACGTGAGCGTTAGCAAAGAGTGAGGTTGACATCTCATCAGCAGCAGCTGAGAGCTGGTTAAACAGCGTGAGGTTTACGTTCTCGCCACCTGGGTAATAGCTCTGTTTACCAACGCCAAGTCCACGAAGACCTGTTGTGGTAGCACCCATGATGTACTTACCAAACCAGCTCCGCTTATCCCAAGCTTCACCAGGCATGAAGTAATCATGGAACACCTTGGTAAAGACTCGTGCTTTGTTGAGGGTGTCAAAGATTTTGTCATCACCCTCTGCTCGTTCCATAACGTAGTTAAAGAACGGAAGGTTGATACGAGTTTGAGCAAGATCTTGAGAGATAGCTTCTTCACGCCTCAAGCCACCAGCACGACGCAGTTCATAAGCTGCATCAGCCACTTGAGCTGGGTCAGTAATCGCTTTGCCGTACACAAAACGGTTATAGGTGGCTTCTAAAGCTTCACCAATGACGTGACGGGTCTGAAGCAGCGTATCTGCAGCCAAGCTGGCTTCTTCAAGGGTTTCCTTAGCAAACTCAGTTTGACCAAGCCACTTAGCCATACGGCCAGTAATCGTGCCTCCAACTGCTTGACCAGTAAGTTCAAGAGCTGTTTCAGGGATCCCTTGGATAGGAATCGAGAACACAGTTGCTGGGTTACTAAGGGGAGAACCAACCTGCAGTCGAGCAAGAACTGCATCAGCAGTTACTTCAAGAGCATCAAGCTTTTCAAAATCACCTTGAGCTTCGTAGACCTTTTCAACAAAGTTATCAAGACCTTGAAGTTCCTCTTCAGTGAGATCTTCACCTTTACGAAGTTTGTTAAACAGTTCTCCGTACTTCTCTTCAAGATCTGCTTTAGCTGCTTTGCTCTTATCAGCTAGCAAGGAAGCAAAATCATCGTTGCTACCAAAGCTTGCTAGTTCTTGATTTAAACGGCTAAACAGAACCTTTGGATCAGTACGAGAGAAATCAAGACGAGCGCCTTTTGAAAACTGCCTGAGAGCGTTACCAACGCCGTACATCAGCTCGTTAAGAGCTTTTGCGTTGGCTACAAAGGTTTCAAAGTTAAGCCGGAAGTTATCAAGAGCAGTGATGCGATCAATCCCTGGTACTTCTTCGTTTCTAAGGATCTTCCGAAGATCACGGCTAGAAGCAAGTACTGCTGTAGCGTTTTCATCAAGTGCTGCTACTGGTACTTGAATCTTGTTGAGGTTGTTTTGAATATCCTTACCAAACTCAGCAGCTTCCAAGAAGAACGAGATTTGACGCAGCTGGTTGTTACCCCCAAGGAACGAAGCAAGAGTCCTCATGGACTTTGCATACTGCTGAGGAAGGATGAAGCTGCGATCAGCGGTATTAAACACAGCTTTGAGAGCTGCTGCGTTTTCAAAGTCTGAGGTGTACTTAACAGCGTTGGTGTTACGCAGTGCAGTAGCAGCTTTGTTAGCAGCCTCTTCAGAACCAGTTTTCTTGAAGACCCGATCCCACTCTTTGGCTACGTTATCCTTTGCACGAGTAAACCACTCAAGCTGTTCAATCGTGTCAGTGGGGTCTTGATAAATACCAAGGTCACGACGAGTCTCTTCAATGACTTCCTCACCACTACGAACTGCAGAACTACCAGCCCTGCTTTCGTTCATCACACGTTCAGAACCAAGGGTGTCAGTGTCAACGACAATTTCACCAGCATCAGTTTTGGTAACAGGGACCTCGTTTGCAACCGGTGCAGGAGCTTTAGGGGCTACCTGAGTGACTTCTTCAACAGCTTGAGGAGGCACTTCAACGCCCTCAGGGACGCGAGGAACAACAGGAGCTAGACCACCGTTGTCGATGACTTTGTTGTGAATTTCATCAACACGCTGAACAAACATCCGAGCAAAGTCAGGATTGATGTTGTCGCTAGCTACCGCAGCTTCAGCAGCGTTCAGGATGTCTTTGAGCTCTCCATAAGCCAAACCAAACGCATCGTTCAAGCTGTAGTCCGTATTGATCTCGTTAATACGATTCTCTTTAAACAGAATGTTGTTGTAATTCTGTAGATAACCAATACGCTCAGCGTTCAACTCATCCAGTTTGTCAACAAGAATACGAGCGTCGTTTAGAGCTGTACTGAATCCAGTAAACGCCGTTTTACTTTCAGCAACTTTTGCTTCAAGAGCGCTTAGTTTTGCAGCACGATCAAGCTCAACGTTATCTAGCTGTTGCAGTTTGGTTTGAAGCAGTTGGAGCTGTTGGAGACGCTCTGCAGCTTGAGCAGCCATCCGAACCTTAGTGCTGTTTTTAGTACGCTTACGGCCAGTACCAGTGGACTTATTAATCCAGTCAGGATCCGCTGCTGCAGCAGTTTCATAAGCTACCAAGCGGTCTTCAAGCATTTGTTGCTTTTTAACGATCTGCTCAGGAGTTTTGACACCAAGAACTGATTGCAACGAATCAATTTCAGCTTGAGTAGCAATACGATCTTGTCCAACATCAGGTACAGCTTTCAGCTCATCTTGAAGACGTTGGAGATCAGGAACAAGATCTTGTTGTTTTTGAAGATAAGCTTCAGCACCAGCACGAGCACCAAAAGCGACTTTTCCTACGTTTTCATCAATCTTCTTGTAGAGCTCACTAGTAACTGCACCTAGTTTGTCTTGAATAATCTCATTAGCTTTTACAAGACCATCAGCCTCAACTTCTTGACGCAGAACAGGAAGCGCTTCTTGAGTAGCCTCTTCAAGAGCTTGAGCAGCAGGAACGTTACTAGTAGCTTTGCTTAGAAACTTATTAGCCAGCATGAACGTACTACGGAGACCAGTGGTAAACGCAATGCCTTGGCTAACGTTTTTAAACTGCTCAAAAGCGTAGTTAAACTCTTCAGGAGTTGTAGCCCGAAGAACTTCTGCAGCACGGATACGTTCTTCAGGAGTTTGAAGCTTTTGAATCTCATCCAACTGCTTTGCAAGAGCAGCAGGAGGTTGAGGCATAAAGAACATTGCATCCTGAACGCTTTCAGGCAGCACGTCTTTAATTAAATAGGTAGCCATGACCCGAGCACCAGCTGCCAGGTCTTTGTTCTTCCAAATATCAACCAGTTTGTCTGCAGTTTGAACTGTTTTACCAGCAAGAGCAGTTGCTTTTGTCAGTTTGTTAACGCCAGCATCAAAAGCAATAGCAGCGCCAACGCTAGAGGCAAGCTGACCAATAGCAGTCTTTGGTTTGATGTTCTTCTTTACAAACTCACTGTCTTCACTGAACAAGCTACCGACAATAGGAGTTTGAGGTTTGATGCCATAGCTAAAGCCTTGAACATCACGTCCAGTTTTCTGTAAGGCATCAATAGCTGCTTCAGCGTTCTTTGCCTTTTGGACTTCTCGTTGCTTATCAGCTTCTAGAGAGCCGGTGGTCATAGGACCGCCTAAGAGACCCGCAGGAGCAGCCCCTTGGGTAACAGCACCGAGCTGCTCAGCTGCAGCAATAGGAGCGTTAACTACTTGACGAGGAATGTCAGCAACTACACGAGGAGCTTCTTGTCCAATGGTTTGGCCGCCACCAAAAGGTACAGGGATTTTCCCGATGGTTTCCCCAAGGCGCTTCATACCTTCGTAATAAAGGCCTGCAGGGCTGCTCTTTAAAAACTCTTTGAGATCAAAACCACGTTTAGGTTTCGGCTTGGCAGCAGGAGCAGCAGCAGGAGCTGGTTGAGCTTTGACAGGAGCTGGTGAGGCTTGACCCCACTCTTGTTGATACCGCTGCTGAGCCTCTTGGGGATCTTTAATGAAGACAGACTGACCGCTACGAGTGGGGATATAAGGCATTTGAAGGAAGAGCTACTAAGGGCGCTTCCTCCAAAATAATGGATATAACTAGAAATTGTTATCGGTTAGACCGAAATAGAGGCAAATAAGCACGGCGGACAAAATCGTTTTGAAGTTCTTGACCGTATTGATATTGCTGAGTCGCACCTTTAGAGCGGTACAACTGGATGTGAACGTGACCTGGATCGCCGCTACCAGTACTGGAATAACGAGGGTTGGAATCCATTGGTTGATCGTTTCCGCTCTTACCAATAGGCATCCCTCGGGTGATCCGCTGTCCAGAGGTGTAGTAAATGTCTGCTAGGTGGGAAAGACGCACTAGATCACCTTTACGGTATCCAGGGCCGTCAGAAGCGGCTTGGATAACTACACTGTTACCAAACCCACCTTTTTCATAACCAGCAGAAACAATGGTTCCAGTAACAGGAGCAGGAACTGGGTTAGAGATTTGACCGTTTTGACGCTGCAACACAAAGTCAACAGCACGGTTATCTGAATGGCTGTGGTGCCAGTTAGTAATAATAATGCTGCTATCCACAGGCTTAGTACCTCCTCCACCGTCAGCTACTCGAAGAGCTCCTTGAAGTTTGAGAGCGTTTTCACGGAACGTAGGCGGCACGTTTCCGTCATAGAACCTGCTGGCTTGCTTCTGGACAATTTCTCCAAGAGTAATTTTGTTACCAAAACCACGTTGGACGTTGATAAGACTGCGACGAGCAGAATCACTTAATTTGGTCAAATCTCCAGTAGACAACACTGCGTTGATTTCACCCATCTCAGTGCTGTTAAACACAAAATTGTTATCAAGATATTGACGAGCAGCTTTGGGGTTATTAGCAAACGTTGATTGAGCTACAGCAGCCCAAGCAGCACGGTTGTCAGTATCGTTGATGTTGATCTGCCAACGGCCATCAGAATCCTGTTTAGAGGATCCCAGTTTTGGTCCAGTAGTGACCTTTACGCCGATCTTGCCAGGCTCACTGATGTTGTAATAAGTATCAACATCGTTGTACTCAGGACGAGAGAAGAAGTTCTGTTTAGCTCTTTCTAAAATTTGAAGCTGAACAGCAGGGTTTGAAATATCCTCACCACGAGCTTGGGCTTTGTTCAATTCAGAACGGATGTAAATAGTTCCTTCTGCAGTAAGACGCTGCTTAGCTTCAAGAATGGCTTGATTAAGGTAACGCTTTTTCTGAGTGACGACTTCACCCTTTTCCTTTGCCATCATCTTGACAGCAGGATCTTGCTCAAAAGAACCCTTAAGGCTAGCTGTCAGGTTTTTCAGAATGCTTGTAGTAGCGCTTTTATACCCAGCATCACCAGCGTTACGACGGGCTTTACCAAACTCTGTGATGGCGTATCCAATCAGTTTGGTACCCTCAAGACGGCTACGAAGCTCACCAGAAAGCTCAGTTCTACCTTGAGCAATCTCATCAGCAATCTCGTTTTTAAGTAGAGCCTCCTGCTCCCCCGTCAAATCCTCAGTACGGAACGTATAAGTGTCATCAATAGCTTTGTCGTAATCGGCATAAGACATACCGACAGGCAGACTCATTTGCCGTCCAAGGGCTTTTAAACGCTGTCTTTGAGCCATTACTTGCTCATCAGTAGGCTCAGGGTTTTCTTGATAAAACCGTTGAGATTCAGTTTTGAGGTTTTCAGTAAGCTCCCTTCTAGCCCTGCTGTCAGCGCGATCTTCAGCAGCTGCAAAGGTCTCAGAGCGTTTGACAGCCTGTTGAGCACCAATCTCAAGCAGCTCTCGGAACGTCTGTCCTTTGCTGTTACGAAGTTTTAGAAGTTCTTGACCATCTTTGGTTTTAATAGCAGCAAAAGAGTTTGCAATATTTGTAAAACCGTAGGCTTCACCAATGTCGTTATATTGATTGCCATCTAAATCGATAAAGAAACGACCAGCTTCTTTAAACATCAACTCATTAAACTCTTTCTCGGAGTAACCACGAACATCAACGTAATAAGCACGAGCATCGTCGTAACCCTGTTGAAGAGCCTGTTGACCAAGTACTAGTCCTGGCTTAGAACCAAAAGAACCTTTGATAAGAGCAGCACCAAGCTTGGCACCGCCGTATAGCTTATCAATAGCTGTTTGTTGATCTGTAGCTGCTCTACGTTCATAAGCTTTATTAGTTACATCTTGTTTAAGATCACGAAGAGTAGCACTGACAATTGGATCAATCTTGGCTGCTTTAAAAGCCTCAGGAACGTCTGCATAAGGCGCAGAAAGGCTTTGGACCTTTTCTGCCATTGCAGCAGCTCTTTGATCCTCAGGAAGCTCTGCAAGACGCTCTGCAGATTGCTTACCCCAAGCAGCAAGGTTTACAGCAATATCCTTACCACCAAGAGTTCCTTTGGTGTCGTAATAGAAGAAGTTAACCCAAGGGTTGCTTAGCTGGTTTTGACGAGCAGTTTCAAAGTCTCCTTTCTTCTTAAGTTGTTCAGTTTCATTAGCGTTAGCAAGAGAATCTCTATAAGCTGCCGCTTCAGAAGCAAAGATACGCTCTGCTTGTTGCTTCTTTTCTGCTTTGTAGTTTTCAAAAAGAGCCTTTGAACCACGATCAAAAACTCCGTTATCAGCTAAGAAGTTTTCAATGTTTCTAATGCCTTGTTCTGCTGCAGTATCCCGCTGATAACTAGCGGCATACATCAACTGACCTCCTACTTGTTGAGGAATAGCACTTGGTTGAGCAGGAGCTGGAAGAGCAGCAGGTTTTTCTGGTTGAGCTACCAGATCTCGAATCTGGCGTTGAGGCGTAATACCAAAGCTGCTAGTCATTAGGGGGACTCCTCAGGAGTAGTAGGTTCAGTTGCTGCTGGTTTAGTTCCAGAATACTGGGATTGCCCTGCAACAGTTTTAGGAGTTGGGGGCTGCATAGCTCTGTAGTTCAAATAAGAATCCAAACCAAGGGTTCCAATTTGAACTGCAAGGTTGGAAACACTAGGACCGCCAGCTGCTGTAGGTGGAACAGCTTGGATAGGCAGAGGTGCCATCGGTTTGACAGGATCAGCAATAGGTTGAGGCGTATAGAACTGAACCTGATTACTAGTGTTTTCACGAGCAACGTTAAGTGCCTCACCAGCTCTCACTTTGTCTGCAATCCTGTAACCACGAGTAATCTGACGGTTGCTGAGGTTAGCAAGATACTGTTGGTTGTACTGGTTTTGAAGACCAATCACAGAACGACCGACCTGCCCACCAGCAGCTTTCTTAGCAGCTGCTGCAACAGTTTGAGCTCGAATGTTTTCCAGTTCAATAGTTTCCTTTGCTTCCTCTTCATAGAAGCGACCTTCAAGGTCCGCTAACTGCCGCTCAAAGTTTTTAGTAGCAGCAGTGGTTACAGCGCCTTTATAGGCGGCTTGTTGCGCTGCGAGCTGCTCTTCGTATTGTCTACGTCGTTCAACGTAGTCAGACTCCCGATACCAAGAGTTAAGTTGTAGCTCGTAGTTACGGTAGTTCTGAGCGCTTTGGTCTGCGTAACGAGTCCAAAACTCTGCCTGAGCAGCAGCGTTAGCCCGTTCGGTTTCTAGCTTTTGATATTTATAGGAAGCAACGGCTCCCAAAGTGCCGAGACCAAATTGAGCAATACTAAGAATTGAAGGCAGATCAAAGATGCTTGATTTAGGCTTTACTGTTTCAGCCATTAGCCGTACTTCCTCGCAACGTCAAAATACAGACCAGTCCACTCAAGGGCAATGAACTTAGCCTGGTCGATGCTGTCGTTCACTAGCTCCACTGTAACTTGGTCGTTCTTGCTTTGAATATAGGCTCTGAATTTAGCCTCTTCAAATGGCTCTTCTTGGCTGATAACGATGTTTCCGTTAAGAGGATCTCGACGGTCAAACTCATAGGTAACTAGATCTCGATGCTTAGGTGTCACTTCAACAGTGAAGTATCTTGCATCGCTGTAATAAACATCAAGATATCGCAGCTGCAGACGACCAGTACGATTGCCAATAAAAGTGTTTTCGGTCGCTGTTCTGCTGTAAGGCATGAGCTGAGGCGGTCGATAGGTAAACGTAAATTGCTCACCAAAGACCCAAGAGCTGCTTGAAAAATCCCCAAGGCTATCGCAAACGAAACTAGTAACACCAGCCGGAACACTATTAGCCACGATCCAGCGCTTCTGAGATTCTGCTGCATCAGACGAATCAACCTTGATTACGGCAAACTGACTTGTGTTAACAGTACGGTAAGGCAAATTAACTGTGGTCTTATTTGTTGCAGCGTTGTAGCTGAACGTTACAGCACCCAGGTCAGTCGTAATGGAGCTAGAAAGCTGACGGTCCAACAGGAACAGATCGTTACTGGATTGAGGAGGTCTAGAAGCGTTAAGACCTTCAAGGTAGTACTCAGTCGTACCAGCGTTGTTGTAACTAGTCAGCTTGTAGAGAGTGCCCTCCACAAAGTCACACCAGTGAATGCTCTTATTAGGGAACGTCCAACGATGCCAAGCGTTCTGTCTGTTGGTCAGAGAGCCTCCAGAAGCCTCCCAGAAGAACTGATACACATACAAAGCATCGGAGTCGTCACGACTGAGAGCTACCAAATACTGGTCTGTACGGCTGACAGCCAACGAGTCAATGTTCTTAGGGATGTATTTAGGAACAGTTTCTGTGATGACTGCTGTTTGTCCCAGGTTGATACCAACAGTTCGGTCAGTAGTAATGAAGGTATGAAAACCAGTGAAGTCTCCTTCTTTAACAGGGAACAGAACCTGTGGACCCACTTGCTCAGGCTTTACATAGGGCTCCATACTGATGGAGCTAATACGGCCTACAGAGGCTGTCTCAGGAGAGAACGTAACGTTGTCACCAGAGTACAGACGGAACTGGTTCTCGTTTGAGAACAGTACAAGTTCGTCCTGCTGCTGCAACGCATAGTTCAACACAGCAACGTCGTTACTGACAGCTGTGAGGTCAATAGGATCGCTATCTACAACCTGTAGAGCTGACTGCTGCCAGAAGTTGTAATAGGCACCTGCTTCACTCAGGATGACGTTTTCACCACTAACGAATCCAAGACGGTTCTTAAAGAACACAATGTCGTTGATTCTGTTAGTTACAAACGAAGGTCCTGGTAGCTCATCTTCATCACCAGCAAGGCGATTAGTCCAACCAGGAATATCGATAGAAACAGTGCTGTCAGTATAAGTAGTGCCGCTAAAAGGTTGGAAAGTAAATCGCACAAGACCGCTTGCGTTTCGGTAGTAAACAAACGCATGAGGCATTGTGTTGTCATCGTACTGACCTCTAGTTCCCCAACCAGCAGATTCCTCCCACACACCTCGAGCAAAGTCACCGTTAG